CTTACTGGCACTGTTGATCCTGAGAACGAGGAAGTAAAGTTGTTTACCAGACAAGAGCAAATAAAAACAGTATTTCCTTGTGGTTGGAGACCGTCTAAGTTATGTAAGGGTTACTGTGATGATTTTAGTATTAAAGAAGAAGATTTAGTGTAATTAAAAAGACAATATTATGGTATACAAATTTAACAATGAGAGTTTGCTTTTTGAAAGAACTTACAAACTATTAAAGTACAAAGTGATAACTACTGTACTTCTATTAGCCCTTGGAGGCACACTTATTTCAGCTATGAAGTTAGTAACAGAAAAAGAACACCTAGAGAAGGTTGTGAAGCAGAAAGAAAAAAGGATTGCCTTAATAAAGGCACCTCTAAGAGAAGAGACTTATGTGGAAGATCTTAAGAGCAACATAGGGTTTAACCTTACAGCAGATCAGTATGCTGCCTTTAAAAGACTGTCTTTGAAGTACAGAGATAAGATAGAAGAGGCTAAAATACCTGCAACACTTGTTTGGTGGGTATCTTATAAAGAGAGCAGATTTGATGTAGATGCAAAGAACGATCACTCTACAGCTAAAGGACAATTCCAATTCTTAGAGGGTACTTGGAATGAGATGTGTAAGTTAAAGGGTACTAGTAAAAGAGGTAGATTTAACGAAGAAAAACAAGTAGACATTATGATAACCTACTTGAACTACTTATACAACAAGTACGGTAATTGGGAACAAGTTATGAAGGAGTACCATGGTGGTAACTACCAATACCCTGTTAAATTTTTATTAAAGTAAAGTTATGAAACAAGAAACAATTGAAGAGGCTGCTAAAAGTATATTGGCCAATAACTTTGATGGGCTTAGAGATGTAATAAAAGATGATGATTTGTTTTATTTTTATAAAGGTGTTATTGAATGTTATGGAGAAGCAATGGCGGAATGGAACCGAGAGAAAATATGTAGCTCAGAAGTGATACAAAGAATAAGAGCAAGTAAGTCGGATGCTGAAGCAAGAAGAATAATTAGAACAACTTAGGAGATATGATAAACAATTTAGAACTAATAAAACCTCTATTAAACTTCTCAGAGAAGGGGGACTTTTACATGCTGTACGTTTTTAAACGTAAGAAAGATCAGCCGGAAGGAGAAAGAGATAATCACCAATCAGTGCGTACTATTAAAACATACTGTATTGAGAGCCTAGAGCACTTAGACAGAAGATATGATGAGATAGTCCAACTGTGTGAGATGTTTAAAGCACGGGCTTATATTCACGTACAGAAGCAGAACCATTTTGATGTATCTCTGAATATGATGGTTGCCCTAGCACAACGTATCCAAAACGGAAATAATAATCAGAAAGGGTTGTTTGATTCAGTTGTAGGACAGATTAAGACACAGGAGAAAAGGTGGATTATTGATATTGATACTAAAGATTTTAAAACTTTAGTTGAAGTTGGAAATTTCATTGATAATCTTAGACCAATTGGAAATAAAGTTGTAACAACTATCCCAACTAAAAATGGATTTCATTTAATTACTGATAGATTTGATGTTAAATCATTTAGTAATAGGTATTCAGATATTGATATTCAGAAGAAGAATCCAACATTATTGTATTACCCAAACTCATTAGAAATAAATAACAAGTAAGATATGGAACAAGAAATAAAAATATGGGTATTTTTTTGGTGTGGAGCAGCAGTCTTTTTTTGTTTATTATGGTGCTTAACTAATTTTAAAAACAGATAAGATATGATGGGAGCTTTTCATTGCCCACACTGTGGGACTAAAAATGCATGTGATTGTAAAACATGCGAGCCTTATATAAAAGAGGGAGAATACATAAATAAATGGACTGAGGATGGAGAGGCACACATTTGTGGAAAGTGTAACAAAGTGTATAGCCCAGACCAGTGTCTAGACGAAGAATTTAAACAAAGAAATAAGTTATGAGTACATTTTTTATATCAGACCTACATCTAGGTCACCAGAATATGGCTATAAAGAGAGGATTTACCTGTGCAGATGATATGAATACTCATATCATTAAGTGTTGGAACTCTGTTATAACTAAAAGAGATTTAGTATACATACTTGGTGATGTAACTATGGAGAAAGTCAGAGACTACCCTCTACTTCTAGAACTGAAAGGGGAAAAGACAGTTGTTCTTGGTAACCATGATGAGCCTCAGCACGCTAGAGAGCTTCTTAAGTATGTAAATAAAGTTGCCGGAATGATTGATTATAAAGGTAATTCTATATTGACACATTGTCCTATACATCCTAGCCAACTAGATTATAGATACAGCTACAATATCCATGGGCATGTACATGAGAATAGTCTTGATGATCCTAGGTATATAAATGTATCTTGTGAAGTAGTAAATTATACACCGGTAGAATACTCAGTTTTAATAAATAAGTTATGATAGAAAAAGGAACAGAGGTTAAAGTAAAAGAAGGCTCTAGTTATGAACATCTAAACCAATTTAAGTTAGTGGTAGTCGACCAAGAATTAGAGCCTATAGATTACCCAATAGCAGTTAAGATAGGAGATACAGATAGCTTTGAGTGGTTCAAAGAAGAAGAGTTAATAATAAACAAGATGAATAAGTTAGACAAACAGTATACAGAATTACTACAAGACATTATTGATAATGGTGTAGTTAAAGAAGACAGAACAGGTACAGGAACCATTTCAGTATTCGGAAGACAAATACGACATAATATGTCAGAGGGATTTCCTCTACTTACAACTAAGAAAATGCCTTGGAAAACAATTGTAACTGAGCTACTTTGGTTCTTACGGGGAGATACAAATATTAAGTACTTAGTTGATAATGGGTGTAACATTTGGAATGGCGATGCTTATAAAAGATACCATAGTACATGGGAGATGGATACTTATGGAGTATTAGAATCTTTATCACAGGAACAATTTGTCGAAAAGATTAAAACAAATGATGAGTTTGCTAAGAGGTATGGTGAGTTAGGCCCAATCTATGGTAAGCAATGGAGAAAATGGGGTACAGGAGAAACTGTAACTATTGGGCATAATGGTTCACATACTTTATTAGGAGAAAAGGTTATAGACCAAATCCAAAACCTAATCAATGACCTTAAAACAAATCCAGACTCAAGACGATTAATGGTCAATGCTTGGAATGTTGGGGAATTGAACCAAATGGTTCTCCCCCCTTGTCACTATGGCTTTCAAGTTTATACAAGGCTAACTACCAGAGAAGAGAAGATAGAAAACCCAGGAAAGTATAGAGCAATATCCTTAATGTGGAACCAACGTTCAGTAGATACTTTTTTAGGGCTACCCTTTAACATTGCTTCTTATGGTTTACTATTAGAGATTATAGCAAATGAAGTAGATATGATCCCAGACCAATTAATTGGTAATCTTGGAGATGTACATTTGTATTCAAATCATATTGAACAAGCTAAAGAACAAATTGTAAGAGAGGGTTATGGACTACCTACCTTAAGATTTAGTCCTTGTCCTATAACAGGGATTAGTATGGAGTACCAAAGTATCTCTCAATTTCAAATAGATAATTACCAATCACACCCTACTATTAAAGCACCTTTATCAAATTAAGTAAAATAATTTAAAAAAAGTTTGCATGGTATTATAATTATGCTTACCTTTGCAGAGTAAATATTATAATTATGAATATAGTAACAAGAGAGTTTATTGTTTCACGGCATCCAGACTTAGAGTTATATGCTGTAGAAGAGCTATTTAAAGTTTTTGATGTAGTCGCAGACACACATTATCACGGAGAAGATGGGTTTTACTTTACTGATATCAGGAAAGCATCTGTACTAAGAGATCTCTTAGAAGAAGAGAATGAACTAAAAGGAACTACAGTTTTAGAAAACAGGTTTGCTGTATTCTTATTTGTATGCCTTATGGTATTTTTATTATCAATCATTATTAAGTTTTAAAATCAGAAGAGCCGACTGTAAATGGGCAAAATTATTATGGAAGTATTTGGATGGTCAATAACAGGACTATTGTTTGGTTTATTTATATACAGCTTAATTAGCCCTAAGTTTTGGGTTAAAGATGTACCTGTTTTAAATAACACCGAAGAGGAAAAACCAGTTGTGTTGGAAGAAGAAAAACCAGCACCTAAGAAAAAAAGACCTTATAGAAAAAGAAAGCCTAAGAATGATAAAGGCGAAAAATAAGGTATGCATTGAATGTGGTAGAGATGATCAACCTTGGTTCTCAAAAAAGAGATGCCGAGGTTGTGCTATCGCAGCTTCTGGTAGTATAAAAAGAAAACCAATAGCTGTAAAACAAACTGCAAAAAACAAGGAGTATCGCAAATCGCAATCTGCAATACGAGATACTTATTTTGAATACCATATAGCTAATTGTAGAAGCTCTGAGCATAGTGGTGTAAGCATACTTTTTCCGACTAGGGCAAATTGCTGTCACCTTTTTGATAAGGCCAGGCATCCAAGTGTACAGGCCAACTTGACAAACTGTGTATATTTAACATTAGATGAGCATACTAGGTTTGACCAATTATTATATAGCCATGAGTTTGAAAAGTTAGAAGATGAGTTCCCAAATGCTTGGGCATCTGCTAAGGCTAGGATGAGGCTTTTATTACCAGAAGTGCAAGAAGAGACAAAATTTAAAAACAAATTTGAACAATGGATATCATCAAAACAATAAGAGACAAGTTAAATCATTTTAAGTCAGATTTAGCTACACTCAAACAGCCAAAAATGGGTAAGTCTCATTTTGACAATCAAAGAATACATGAATTAGAGAAAAAAATAGCCCTGTTACAATCAGAGCTAGAGTACGAAAAAAGAAACAAAAAAATACAATAGAATGGAAGCAATATTTGTAGAAGGTATACATGATTATAATTATGTAGAAAAAGTAACAGACACAGGGATAACCCACATATTATCTAGAAGTGAAGGTACACATTGGACATCTCATTGTAGAGGAGAAGAGATCTTATCTATAACAGATACCGGAGATGGTTTTATCTTTGATCACAGTAAGCCAAAAAAAGAGATGGATTACTCTTATTCTCTAGAACTAAGTATCTTACTAAAAAAGATTGTACTAAACAGCTACTTGATAGAAGTGTCAGGACAAAGACAATTACTATAAGATATGAAGATAGAAATAGGAGAACACTGTTTTGGCAGTTACGTTATAGTAGATGGTGTAGATATTTGTGACGAAGAGTTCGCAGATAAAGATACTCAGAGATCTCTTAGGGGGGCTTTGTTATTAGAGATACTTAGAAACTCAGACAATATTAATAATTATTATTGGAAAGAAATTGCAGATATGGCTGTAAACAATAATACTAGGTATGAGGTAAATGCAGAAGAATCATCACATGATACATGTGAGCAGTGTGGGAATTGGAATAGTAATACAGTATATGAGTATGTTAGATAGTTTAAGAATTTTTGCAGAGAGATTTTATTGGCTTAAGGTTTACCTCTCACCTTTTAAAAAACCAAATATCAAATTCTATTTTGGTAAGGTAGCAGTAGGTACACCTTATTTTTTACCTAGGAAATGGGTAAAATTTACTCCACAAGATGCTGTTGATAAAGCAGTTGAGTATGTGAATGATAGTAAGTATGTTAGGAAACCTTTTATAGAGTGGTACAATAGTTTCTTAAGATATAGAAAACCTGTACCTAAAAAAATAGGTTTTGATTTTGTGCCTTTAGGTTGGAAAACTAAATGGACAGGTAATGATTACAGATTTGAAAACTCACCTGTTTGGAGCTTCGTATTTTTTGGGTATCAAATAGCTATTACATTTGTTGCTCCGGAGATGCACCACTATTGGGAGTGTTGGTTATACTATTCTAGGGAAACAAAAGGTAAAACTAAAGATAGACTTATCCAAGCTAGAAAAGAGTTTCCTTGTGTTTGGATAACTCACTATGATAAAGGTACAGAAAAGAAAATTTGTTATTGGGATATAATTTTAAAAGACAAGTGGCTATGACAGTAGGAACACTAAGAAAAGAAAACAATGATTGGTATGTAGTTTACTTTGTCTCAGGAGACGATGTAGATGCCTTTGCTAGAGTAGAAATGAAATTAGCAGAAGAAGACTACGAATCAGCAGTTGAAGGTGAGAGAATACATTTTCAATCTATAAAAAGGAAAGGTAAGTTTTTCGCAAAGGTGCAAGACCTTAAAAATGGCACCAGATATGTAAATGAACATTTAAGAGACATAATTTTAGGACAATGATTATAGGAATAAACGGTAAGATGGGTAGTGGTAAAGATACAGTTGGTAAAATTATACAGTATCTTTTATGTAATAATGTTGGAGACATAACATTAGAAGACATAGCTTCTTCTGAAGATCACAATTGGTGGTTAGAAGAGCAATCTGGTTTTGAGACTAAGAAGTTTGCAGGTAAACTAAAGGCAATGGGTTCCTTATTAGCAGGAGTACCTGTAGAAAAGTTTGAAGACCAAGAGTTTAAGAAAACTAATATGAGCTCTGAATGGGATTATGAGTTGATAGGAGAAGATTGGGTTGACTCAAAGCCTGTTGTTGTACCTATGACTTATAGAGAGTTTCTTCAAAAACTTGGGACAGAAGCAATGCGTGATGGTTTACATACAAATGTATGGGTGAATGCTTTATTTGCTGATTACAAAGGATTTGTAAAAGAATGGGATGAGTTTGGTAATGATATTCTTGTTGAATACCCTAGTTGGGTTATTACAGACATGAGGTTCCCTAACGAGTTAGAAGCTGTTGCTAAAAGAGGGGGTATTACTATTAGAGTAGTAAGAGATAATGGTACAAGAGCAATTAATACAGATTTTCACCCCTCAGAAATAGCTCTTGATGATTATGTGGTTAACTACGAAATTGTAAACGATGGCACTATCAAAGACCTAGCAGAAAAGGTACAAATAATTTTAATAAAAGAAGGTATACTATGAATCCAAGATTTGAACCACAGCACATATTAGCTATAGATTTTGATCTAACTATATGTATGAGTGATTACCCAAAGCTTGGCCCTATGAGAAAAGGAGCCAAAGAAGCTATTACAAAGTTGTATAATGATGGGTTTGGTATTGTGATTAATACATGTAGAGAAGGTCACCCTTTGTCCGATGCAATGCATTGGTTAAAAGACAATGACATCCCCTACCACTATGTTAATTGTAATTTCCCACATTTAATAGAATACTACAAAGCTGATTGTCGTAAGATCTCAGCAGATATGTATATTGACGACAAAGGTGTAGAGGAGCTTCCATCATGGGACAAAATTTATAAAATAATAAACAAAAAATTTGTATGCAAGTAAATATAAAAAGATTATCAGAAAAGGCAGTAATTCCTACTTATGGAAAACCGGGAGATGCCGGAATGGATCTAACATGTATCAGCGAAGAGTGGAGCGAGGATAACTCAATGGTTACCTATGACACAGGTATTGCTATGGAAATTCCAGAGGGTTATGTTGGTTTAGTCTTTCCTAGAAGCTCGGTATCAAAAACATCACTAATATTGTCTAACTCTGTTGGAGTTATTGACTCTGGTTATAGAGGTTCTATTATGTTTAAGTTTCGTTACCCTGAAGAAGGTATGGTGTATGAAATTGGTGAGAGAGTTGGACAAATTATAATTGTACCTTATCCACAAATAACGTTTAATGAGGTTCAAGAACTTTCATCAACTGACCGTGGAGATGGTGGTTTTGGTAGTACAGGAAAATAAATAAGATTTAATTAGGTTAATTGAGAAGTAAGTTGTATCTTTGCACAATGAAAGAAAGATTTAGATTTTGGGCAGTTGTTATTTGGTACCTATTTATTCTGTCAGCAGAAATAGTAGGACTAATTTGGTTAATTAAAAATATTTTTTAGCATGTATATAAACTTTGAAATCGCAAAGAAGCAGGGGTTTTCCCCTACAGATGTTGTAAACTTACAACTTATTTCTCAAAACAAAACAGAAAGTTTGTGGGAGATTATCACAGAGACTATGACCCTAGCTACTTTAGATAGGTATCAGTCTTTAGAGTATGTCTCTTTAGTAAAGGCAAAGAACAAAAGCGATACTATTCAGAATCGTGTTAGGTTAACCCCTAAAGGTAATGCTTTCTTAGAAGAGCTGCAAATACCTATGATAAATGAAGATGATTTAAAACTGTATACTTGGTTAGAGTCTGTTTATAAGTCTGAGAATAAAGAGATAGGAAACAGAAAGAAAACAAAGTTGTATATAGCATTGTTTAGAGCTAACTCTGGCATTGATAGAAATAAGTTAGCTTTCCTTTGTAAAGTCTTTATGAATGATACTAGTCAGTTTGAGTGGTCAAAAGTATTAGAGTATCTATTTTTTAAACCTGCCAATATGTACACCACTAGGTTTGATATTGAAGAGTCTAGATTATATAAGTACTACTTGAAGCACCAAACAATGTTTGATAATAAATTTAAAACCTTAGAATAAAATGCAAATACAAAAATTTAGAGACCTTACTAAAAAAGCTTTTCAAGAGATCAAGCAATACCAAATTGGTAACAAAGGTATTATAAAAACAGGACTACCTTATTTTGACGATGTGTTCCCTGTAGTTAATGGTTCAGTAATTGTATTTTCAGCAGGTTCAGGTATTGGTAAGAGTTATACTTTGGCTAAGATGGTAGATAACATCTTGAATAAAGAAATAAACCCTACCTCTGACAATTTTGCAGTACTTAACATATCCCTTGAGATGAGAGTTCTTAGTTTAGTTCTTCGTGGTATGGCCAAGAATATTAAATCTAAGTCTAAAAAAGAGATCTTGTTACAAGAGTTTACAGACGAAGAGAAAGTACAAGCCAAAGCTTATTTTGACTCTTTGCAAGATGATAGAGTTAGCATTTCACAAGTACCTACCACACCAAACAAGTTTTATGAGGGCTGTAAAGAGTTCTTAGAATTGAATAAAGACAAAGACTCTGTTGTTATTACTGTCGATCACTTGGCATTGATTTCTGGTGACTCGGGAGAAAGTAGAAATACTATTATTGAGAAGTTTATCGAGAGAGTGAATGACTTAAAGATGGAGTATGAGAATGTAATTTTTATATTGCTGTCTCAAACAAACTCTGAGATGATTAAAAGAGCTAAAGATAAAGATATCATGGCTCAACCTCAACCCTCAGATTTGTATTACTCTCAGTTTACTTTCCAAGTTGCAGACTTTGTAGCTGTTATGACTAACCCTACCAGACTTGGTATCAAGGAGTACAGTAAAGTGGATCCGGAAAGATATCCAAACTTACAGAAGTTCTTTTTAGAAGAGGATTTGAAAGGTAGAGTTTCTTTAGAACCTTTTGGTGTAAACTATGTACACTTACTAAAATGTAGAGAGGCCGATGGTATGTACCTAGATATTTATGCAGAAGAGTTAAACATACCGGATGTTGAAAATATAAGAAAGAACAGACACAAAGATATGTCTTCTCCTAAAACAATAGAAGTGCCTATGTTTAAAAAGGAAGAGCCTTATGTTGTTGAGAAGCCTTTACCTCCACCACCTTTAGCTACACTTGCTGATGCCTTTGGAGAAACGTTTAGTAGCCCAGCAGCAGTAGACTTCGGAGAAGATGATGAAGATGCACCATTTTAAAATTACACCCAGCTATTAATTTAGTTGGGTTTTTTTATGTTCACTTTTTTACACTGTTCACGCAAACGTGAACGTTCAGTCACAATGAACAAACAATTTTAATGAACATTTAAAAATATTTTACAAAAAGCTTGTGAGATTAAAATGTTGTTCGTATCTTTGCATAGAAATTAAAAACAAATTATTATGAGACATGAAGGCAGGGTTATACCAAAAGAAGAAGTAATGGCAAATAGAAGTAGTGCCTACGAGTTTATAGACTTTGATTCTATAGAAGAAGAGTCTAAAGTAAAAGGGGTGTTTAATTGTTTTAGAAAAGATTTTACAGAAATGTATCCTAAGTCTGATGGAGTTGAAAAGACCTTGGTTAGACCTACAGATGTTTACTCTAAGATAACATTATCTTTAAACAGAAAACTGAATATTCACAAAATAAATAAAGGTAAGAAGTAATGGAGTATACAAACATAAACGAAGAGTTAGAGAATTGGAAAAATTCTTGGCGAGAAAGTAAGTTTATATCTGCTATGAACGAGAAGCAAAGACAAAAAGATTTTCGTGAAGGTTATATGCGAGGTTTTCAAATGGCTACAAAAATAACTGAAAAGCAAAATCTAGATATGATAGTTAACAGTTTAGACTCTGGGTTATTGAATGAAATGATAGCCTATGCAGATAGAGAAAAAGTAGAAGTAAGAAGAGTAGAAGTAATACAACATTCAGAGCCTCACAATGGGAGAGCTTATACTAATTATAATGCTAAAGATGTTGAGGTACAATACCAAGATGGTGGTAAAACATTAAAAATATTTTGTAAGTAATGATAGTAGAAAATTGGTTGCCAGTAAAAGATTATGAGGGTGTTTATGAAGTCTCAGATTTCGGTAGAGTTAGAAGTCTTAGATTTGGTAAGGTTAAGATATTGAAACAAAATCTTAGCTCAAATACGTACTTAAGTGTTAATTTATGGGATGGTAAAAAAATGAAGAGCTATAGTGTTCATAGCTTAGTAGCAATTGCTTTTTTAGGGCATGTGCCAAATGGTCGTATTACAGTTGTAAACCATATTAATTTTGATAGGCTTGATAATAGATCGGTAAATTTAGAGGTAATATCATTTAGAGAAAATACTAGTAGAAAGCACTTACCTTCTACAAGTAAGTACACAGGTGTTTATTGGAATAAAGCTTCACGTAAGTGGATGGCACGTATTTATGTTTATGGAAAAACTAAGTACTTAGGGACTTTTACTACAGAGCTAGATGCTCACTACGCATACGAAGAGGAATTAGCAAAAATAACAAAATAATATGAATTTAGATAAGATATACGTAATAGATGCAGAGTCAGATGGACTTGTAGATCAATCTACAAAGATCTGGTGTATGGGAATAAGTTGGATGGATAAGTCTGGTAAGTGGAAAGTTAAATCTACTGTTGACTATGAGGATATGCGTAATATCTTGACTAACCCTGACAACACATTGGTCTGCCATAACATAGTTAGGTTTGATGTACCCTTGTATGAAAAGATACTTGGTATAAAAGTTACAGCTAGTGTAATCGACTCTCTAGGATTGTCTTGGTACTTGTACCCAGAAAGAGGCCAAAGAGACCATGGTTTAGCTTCTTGGGGAGAAGAGTTCGGTGTACCTAAACCGAAGATCGACAACTGGGAAAACCTTTCTATAGAAGAGTACAGAAACAGGGTAGAAGAAGATGTTAAGATTAATACTAACCTTTGGGTTAAACAATACAACTATCTTAAAAAGATCTATCAAGATCCTAGAGATATAGTAAGAATTATCAGCTACCTTAATTTTAAGCTGACATGCCTTAAGATACAAGAGGAAGATAAAATATTGATTGATGTAGAGCAATGTCAAAAAAACTTAGACTATCTACAAGGTATTGAGAATGAAAAGAAAGCTTTATTAGAAGCTGCTATGCCAAAAATACCTATCAAGAAGTCTTTGACAAAGCCTAAGGTTTGTTATAAAAAAGATGGTAGTCTTAGTGTTGCCGGAGCTAGATGGTTTGAGATCTTAGAACAAAATGGTATCAGAGAAGATTATGATGGTGAGGTTACCATGATTACAGGTTATGAAGAACCTAATGCCGGAAGTCCTACACAAGTAAAAGATTGGTTGATGGGCCTTGGTTGGAAACCTTTATTGTTTGAAGACGGTAGAAATGGTAAAGTGCCGCAAGTTAGGGATAAAGAAAAGATGTTATGTAAGAGTGTATTAGCTTTAGGTGCAAAGGAGCCGGCTATTGAGCACTTAGATGGTTTATCTGTAGTAACACACAGAGCAGGTTACTTGAAAGGCTTTTTAGAAAGAGCTGATGAGAATGGTTATGCAGTAGCTTATGCTCACGGTTTTACTAAGACTTTGAGGTTGAAACATGCCAAGCCGTTTGTTAACTTACCAAAGCCGACAGCCCCCTATGGAGAATTTATCCGTAGTGTAATCATAGCTCCTAAAGGTTCTGTGCTTATTGGTTCGGATGTTAGTAGTTTGGAAGACAAGATGAAACAGATTTCTATTTATCCTTATGATCCTGGATATGTTGAAGATATGAACAGGCCGGGTTGGGATGCCCACTTGGACCTAGGTGTTAGAAGTGGTATTATCTCACAAGAAGAGTCTGACTTCTTTCGTTGGTACAAAACAAAAGATAAAAAGAGAGAAGACTTACCTGAGATATTCAAGGTTTATAAAGATGAAGAGTTGTCTGAGCAATTTGAAAAAGTAAGTAAAAAAAGAGCAACTTCTAAAACAGGTAACTATGCTTTGACTTATGGTTGTGGAGTGCCTAAGCTTAAAGAGTCTACTGGTCTTACTACAAAAGATGCTAAGATTTTATACGATGGGTATTGGGGTCGTAACTGGTCTGTTAAGAAATATGCAGAAGACAGAGAGGTAATAGTTGTAGATGGTAAAACCTGGATTTGGAACCCTATTACAAACTTTTACTACTTTTTAGCCTCTGAAAAAGACAGATTTTCTGCTTGTAATCAGTCAGCAGGTGTTAGAGTCTTTGATGGTTATGTGTATGAAATGATTAAACGTGGTGTTAGACCCATTTTTCAAGCCCATGACGAGGTTTTATTAAGAGTTAAGAACGAAGACATAGATTCAACAATTGAGGCTCTTAAACAGTCTATAAATAGAGTAAATAAACAATACAACTTTCCTGTAGAAATTGAGATTGATATCCAAACAGGGGAGTCTTATGCAGCAGTACATTAATATGAAGAGTTTAATAGTGTTTTTAGGATTGTTTTTATTTAGTGGGTTTTTCTTTTTTGATAAGCCCCTAGATAAAAATGCGGTTATTGACTACATAGAGGTAGATAAGTCTAAAAGATCTATGTGTGTTTATCAAGATGGTGAGTTACTAAAAAAGTATAAGGTAGCTCTTGGATTTAGACCAAATGGTAAAAAAGAGTTTCAAGGGGATGGGAAAACACCTGAGGGAGTTTATTACATAAATGATAAGAACCCTCATAGTGTAGCTTATAAAAATTTAGGCATATCTTATCCTAATGAACAAGACTTAAGTAATGCCTCGGCTAATAATAAGTCTGCCGGTGGTGATATAAAAATCCATGGTTTGATGAAGAAGTGGTATAAATTTGGAATGTTCCATAGGTATATAGATTGGACGGCTGGATGTATAGCTGTTAGTAATTCTGAGATGGATGAGCTTTATGAACATGTTAAAATTGGGGCCAAGATAAAAATAATTGAATAATTTCTTGCACGGTAATAAAATTATACTTAACTTTGCAGAAGAAATTTAAAACATAAAGATTATGACAACAGAAAAAATTACATACTTAGGTATAGACATGGAAGTTGAAGGTACTTATTATCCTGGGGAACCTCAGGTTATGTATGATTCAGATATGGGTGGTTACCCAGGAAGTGCATCAGAGTTTGAGATATATGATGTATTTGTAGAAGGTGTTTCTATTATTAACTTGCTACAAGATTTCCAGATTGATGACATACATACAGAAGTTCTTGAAAAAATTGAAGGGTAATGTTAGCCACAAAGAAAGAGGAGAAAATAATTTGGGATATTTATATAGACCTTTATAAAGAGTCTACCCCAAGTGCAGATTTTAATAAGTTGGTAGAAGAGGCTCCTATAGATAGTAGTGGTAGAAAGTACATTGCTTTTATGGACTATGAGATTGAAGAGTCTAACTTTGAAAAGATATTGGATAGTCATTTGAAAGGTCGTAGGATTACTAAATTAAAACAACGTATGATTCGTAACACAATATTGATGGGTTGCAGTCCTAAATTTAAAAAAGATGTATTATAGATTAACTAGGCAAGAAGATGGGCTTATGAAAGAGTCCAAAGATATCAAGTGGCTTGAATTTGATGAGCAAGGTAAGTTTAAAAAAGATTACAAAAATCCTAGAAGAGGTAGGAGTTTATTGATGAGTCCTTTTAACGCTTTCTTTACTTGGCAAACAACAGAGGTTAAAAAAGTAATCGAAAAAACAGAAACTATGGTTCATTTCAAAACCAAAAATTCAGAGTATAAACTTTATAAAATTATCTAAGATGACAGAAGAAGAATCATTAATACAAAGCTATATGCTAGAGGAAGAAGAGAATGAGAATTATAGCCCTTATTGCCCAGTTTGTTCTGGTTGTGGAGAGTCTGGTTGTTGCAGCCCTAAAAACTGTGATCCCTACAATATTAATTGCCAATACCCAGAAACATATACGGAAGATCTAAAGTTAGCATATCGTACTTTTGATAGATGGTATGACTTACTAGAAGAAAATAACTGGTTTGGTAAGAAAGAGGAGTTTATGAAAATTTATCACGAAGAACTAGATGTAAGATATGGAGAATAGTAAAACAATAGTTCATAGCCAAGTCACTTGTCTAGAGTGTGGAGAAGTTTTAGTAAGCCAACACAGACATGATTACAAAACATGTAGTTGCCCTAATGAAACAATGATTGATGGAGGTAACGATTACATAAGATTTGGAGGCAAGGATCTAGCAAAGGTTGATACTTTTACAGTTTTTGATACTGATGACTTTAAGTTTGTTCGTAGATATGCTTCTAGAGGTGGTCGTGGTGTAGATGGTAAAGAGCCTTTGACTTGGACCAAACTGTGTGATATGAATGATGAGTGGTTACAAGCTGTTTTAGCCTACTACCCAGAGGGTACAGATAATTCACATCTAACCTTAATCAGAAAAGAAATCCAATATCGTAAAGAGCTTAAAAGTTATGGAAGTATTATATAAAAAAGTAGGTAAAAGGTATGTTGAAGTAGAACAAAGAGTGCCTTTAAACCAAGAGCTTGTATTAGGCTGTGCCTTTAGATATGCTTTAGGAAGAGCTACTTATGTAGTTGGAGCTGTTTGTGAAGAACTTATAAGACTTGAGCCATTACTAGGCGAGCATTTTAAATCTCGTATAGCTAAAGAGATACAAGAGTACCAAGATAAACATGGTAAGGCAGGTTGGGAGTTTGATAATGATGAATGGAACTATGTAAAATGGTTTTTTACCCCTGGCAGAAGGTTTATCCTAGAAGCTAACCATTACAACACAGACACCTGGGAGGAAGTTGAAGCTTTTAGGAGCGATGAACTAACAGAAAATGGAGAGTATAAATACTATCCAGTTAATAACAAAAATGGTTACTACCATACGGTAAGAAACATAAGAAATAAATAAAATAATGAACGATATATCCTTTTTTTACTATCCTGCAGATGTTAAGATACCTGAGCCCCTAGGTACTGTTACTTTTGAGCAGTTTTTGAGAGCAAATAAATCCCCTAGTCCTAGTATTAGTGGTATATTCTCTCAGATATCAGATGCTTCGGCAGCAGGTAATATGGAGTTAAAAGACAAGCTTAAGTCTAAGTTATACTACTTTACACCATGTGTAAAAACAAATGGAGCCGGAAGAAAATATGATAACATTACAGGGTTTACAGGACTTATGGTTCTTGACTTTGATAAGTTACAAGATGCCCCTGCTTTCAAACAGTTTTTATTTGATGCTGTACCTAGTATTATAGCAGCTTATTTGTCTCCTAGTAAAAAAGGATGTAAGTTTATTGTTAAGATCCCTGTCTGTAAGACTACAGATGAATTTAAGAGTTACTTCTATGGTATGGGTTACTACTTAGAAAAGTATGAAGGTTTTGACCCCTCTACACAAAACTGTATTTTACCTTTGTTCCTTTCAATAGATCCAGATCTCCTTTACAGAGATAATGCTGAGACTTGGACCAAAAGAGGATTAAAGATTGACGAGTTCAAACCACATGTTGGTGAGATAGAAGTTTTAGACAATGTTAGTGAAAAAGATAGAAACACTGTCAGAACTATTCTTACTAGATCAATGGAAAAGATTGTGGACTCTGGACACTATATCGTAAGATCTACAGCATTATGTGCAGGAGGTTACGTTGCAAGTGGTTATATGTCACAAGAAGAGGCAGAAGATTTATTATTCTCTCTGATTGAAGATAATAGCTACCTGCAAAAAAACACAAGAGGTTATAAAATGACGGCTAAAGAGATGTTAATAAAGGGTATGCAAAGCCCACTATATTTAAAAAATGAATAAGAAAAATTTTTATAGAAAAGATTATTTAACATACAAAAAGAAGTATGCCCTTTTATGTAATTCGGTGCCAATAAATTTAATTTGTTTGGAAAAACCAAATATTAGTAGTAATTTTGTAAAAAGAATAAGTATAACAGAAATTAAAAAGAATGGAAATTAACAAAAAAAGATTACAAGAGCTTTACGAGCAAGAACAAAGTAAAACATTAGCTGCAAAAGCTTATTGTGAAGAAGTAGGTATTGTATATGATGAGAGCTTTCGTAAAAAAGCAAACTCGTACATATTAAAATCTGAGCGTGCTCCAGAGGACGATGACTTAGAGAACAATACAGACACAGAAACTAATCAGTATGAAAAAGTATCTTCTCTTTCTGCCTTGAAGCCTGATGGCACAATAATGAACATAAAAGAGTACTGTAGTTTCTACGGTATTCCTTTTGAAGATGTGCGTACTTATAAGTTAGTAACTCATACTGGTAAAGGTGCCTATTATAATATAGCATCTAACCAAGTTGATGGAGGATATGCAGAAGCATTCCACAAAAAATTATTAGAGGATATCGCAAATATTCCTAACAAACCTAAAACAATACGTAGGGTTGATACAGATGATGTAAAATTAGATGATGAGCATTTATTTGTAATAGATCCTGCAGATGTTCATATTGGAAAATTAGCTACAAGCTTTGAAACAGGGGAAGATTATGATAACCAGATTGCAGTACAAAGAGTTCGTGAAGGTGTTGAAGGTCTTCTTAATAAAGCCAAGGGTTTTAGGATTGATAAGATTTTGTTTGTTGGAGGTAATGATATTTTGCATATTGACACACCTAAGAGAACCACTACTTCAGGTACTGATCAAGATACTGATGGTATGTGGTATACCAACTTTTTAATTGCAAAAGAACTTTATATTGAGATCTTGACTAGGCTTATTAAAGTTGCAGATGTACATTTTGTATTCAACCCTAGTAACCATGATTATACTCATGGGTTCTTTTTGGCTGATGTTATCCAAACTTACTTCAAAGACTGTAAGAATATCACTTTTGATTGTTCTATCGCTCACAGAAAGTATTATAGATACGGATCTAACTTAATCGGTACAACGCATGGAGATGGTGGTAAAATGGATAATCTTCCATTAACTATGGCTCACGAAAGCCCAGATTGGGGTTCTTGTAAACATAGATATATTTACATACATCACTTTCATCACAAGATCAGTAAAGATTATATGAGTGTATGTGTGGAAGCTTTAAGAAGTCCTTCAGGGACAGACTCGTGGCACCACAGAAACCAATATCAACATGCCCCTAAGGCTATTGAAGGTTACATTCATCACCCATTGCATGGTCAGATTGCCAGACTAACACATTTATTTTAGTTTATTGTAAAAAAATACCCCCTTGGATTTCTCCTTGGGGGTTTTTTAATGCTTAATATTCTGCTGCCCATCCACCTGGCTTAAGATCGTCTTCATCTATAAGGTAAGCCACTGGTATAAGAGCTTCATCTTTATTAAAGTAATCGTATGTCTCTCTCAAAGAGTTCAAATTACCTGCGTTCCAGATGTCAAATGTAGGTTTTGCTCCAACAACATTCTTTAAGAAATAAACTTGTTGATTTGTCATCCCTGAAAATCTACCACTTTTTACTACGTCTGTATCAAATGCTTGAGTAACCTTAAATAAGTTCTCTAACTTTTGAACCCCTACTAGAGGTTCTTTTACAGAAGCATAAAACTCTCCAAAAACACCTAGTTGAGTAGAAGATGTCTCTGTGGTAACCCTCTCTAACATATAAGCTGAGAATTGAGCTGCCCACATATCTTCTTCATCATCTGCCCAGTGTCCTAACCCTAATGTTAGCAAGAACAATAATGTAAGGAAGTTAAAGTCAACAAGGATTCTTCTAATATTTTCTCTTTGTACTTCGTCTCCATTAACGTACTGATCCTTTAACTCAGCTAAAGCGGATTTCATACCACCTTTTTTCAAACCGTTGTTGAAGTTCTCTACAACAAAATTATATAAAGAGTAGTAAGTACCCTCTTCCATTTGTCCTGTCTGTAGATTTAAGTGTCTTCTTTTAAACCTATTTGCTGCAGAAATTGCTAACCAACCTTTATGTGTCATTGCAAATCTTCCAAGAACGTCTCTTTGCATACTCGTTCTTTCTTCGTTGGTAATCATACCATCTATTCTCTCTACAACTTTCTTAAGTTTGTTAGCTACTCCTAACTCCATATTTCTAAAGTCTTCTTTGAACTTGTCATCGTTAACTCTATTCATATCTTCTGCTAATCTGTCATAATCATAAGATACTGAAGCCTCATCTGTTATTAAGTAGTTATAAAAAGATTTATCAGCAAGAAGTTCCCATTGATTTTTTACATCCTTTATAGTAGCAGATGGGTTAGACCTTTTGTACAACTTTTCAAACTGTTTGAAATCTGCTAATCCTCCCTCATATACTCTGTGACCATATAACTGTGACAACATTGCTTTTGATAGTGGCACAAAGTTACCTGCGGTATGTAAAATATACATGGATTTTGCAAGTACTCTTGGTGCTTTTGCATACATAGAGTTTTCAAATCTATTGCTCAGTTCAAATATGTTGAAGTGTTCCCCCAACATAGAAAGCCTTGATTTAGAATCAATCTCTAAGTTCTCTTTTATGGCCGGGTAAGATATTTTTAAAAACTCTTTCCCTGCTAAGCTAACTGAATTTTTATCTACGTACTGTCCTACATACTTCTCTATAAGAAGAGAGGCTTCAGCTGTAGCCCATGAAGTAACTGGTACAACAAAGTTCAATGCCAAAGAGTTATTTCGGATCCACCCGTGTAATACATTCACAACTTTTGTTACATCTATCTGTCCTAGTACTGGTACATTTACTCGCCAGTTTCTTTTTTCTTTTACCCCAAATAAATTATGGTCGTAGTAAGATTGAAACATCTTGTAAGTATTTGTAGATGTAGCTGCTTTACCTTCAGGATAAGCTCTATTTAAAGCTAAATCATTAAGGGTAGCAAACTCAGAGTATCTCTCTTTTCTAGCTTTATACAATTGTGATTGTTGAGCTAGTAACATAGAACTGTAAAAAAGATCCGTAGATACATCTGTAGGCTCTTCTAGTCTCTTTAAGAAGTACTTTGGTATGATTCTCATATCAGCAGTCTTTGCTAATGCTTCCCCATCCAACTCCTCTCCAAAGGCTTGTTCGTCTACTCTAAACCTAACAATATCTCTCCACCATTCTTTTATCGTACCTTTTTTACCTTTCAATAAGTCATTAGTTTTTTCAAGACTTGTTTTCGATACTTGTGGAGCTAGGTATAAATTGTGTGTTCCTAATTCACCGTAAGATCTTAAACTCTCTTTTTGAAACTCTATATACTCATCATACAAAGCAAACAATTTCTGGTTGCTAGTAGCTTGTATTTTACCATTGCTATCTAAGATAGGATTGTTATTGCTATCTAGGATAGGATTGAACAATCTTACAAACTCTTTGTTAAGATATTGATCAAGTTTTGGTTGTTTAGAGCCACCCTCGAAATCTTCTTTATAGTTAGGGTTTTTGAATTTAATTTCCCCCATCTCATAGTAAGAAAAATTGTTACTTACTTTTATGTCTGTTCTTTCATTTAGTTGTTTAACTAAAGTAGAGACATCTTGTGTACCATTTTTCAAAGAGTTGTAAAAGCTCTCTAATCCAAGAGGTGCAAAAGACTTATAGTAAGGTGCCAATTTAGACTCTGCATACTTTAACTTTGCTGTTATTATATCGTCTTCATTTAACTCAGATAGATCATTAATACCTACTGTTCTTAGTATTAAGTTTCTATGACTCTCAGATACCCTTCTTCCTCTAACTGCATCATCTAAAGCATCTGCAAATTGTCTAGCTTTCTTAACGTTATCTACAGTCATGTTTTTCAATGCAAACTCATACTTAGCCTCTGGCTTTGTAATTCTACCATCTTCTAGAGCTTGGTAGTAAGCTTGGTTTGGTGTAGACTCTGCTATTACCGTTCTTTCTGAATCCTGATCTACATTATTCTTGAATATTGTGTAAAGCTCTGAAGATATTCTGTCTATGTCTTCTGACAACTCAATAACCTTGGCTCTTTGTTGATCAGACATCTCTTCAGCCATAGTGTTAGTATAGTTTCTAGAGTCTTGGTATTGCTTTAAAATAGCTTTTCTAGTGTCTAACTTCTCTTTGTATGCTTTTATTTTATCAGACCAAACTTCTTCTGCATCCGGTCTTTGATCGTATGAGTCTAAGAAAGTCATCATACTTTCAGAGTTGTCAAAGTTGTTCCAGAAGTCGTTAGAAAAACCTATGCTTGAATTCAATGTAAAGAATTCTACTGCTGCTTCTCTTCCCTCTTCTTTTTCAATTCTATTTAACTCTTCCAAAAATTTAGGTGCAAGTTTCTCTACATCTATTTTTTGGCCCCCTGCTTGTCTTGCCTCTTCTTGCTTCTCAGCTAAGAACGCTTGATCTAATTTGTTTAGCTCAAAAGCTATTCTAGACTCTTCGTTTGCATTAGGTCTAAGTTCAAAGTATGATCCATTCACTTCTATTGAAGTACTTGATGGTGAGTCTACCGGTCTTATACCAGTTTTTAGATCTCCCAAACTATCATGTAAAGACTTTAAGGCCTTTCTTTTCAAGTTTATTGCATCTAACTCATATTTATTTTGAGCTGTATATCTAGGTAACCCTTTTTCATTCTTTACTCTAGACATAAGGCTACCTAAGTCTACAGACAATAATTTAAGGTGTGTTTTTGTAGCCTCACTTATACCTAATCTATTGTATTTATCTTCTCTTCCTTGGTAGTACTCCTCAGTAAAGCTTCTTTCTATCTTAGAATTAACTGCATCATTAACTTCTTTTGTATAAGCTTTTTCTGCATCTTCATCTTCAATTTTTGGTAAGTTGTATTCTTTTATACCTTTCTTAATAGCCTCATCAGACATAGTTGTACCAGAATACTTTTTATAAGCCTCTAGTTTTAAGTTCAATACATCCTCTTCAAAAGCTGTAAAATCGTATGCACTCAGGATGTAACCATCTTTGTCCATAAGTTTAGGCAAGTCAGACTCTGTAAAACCAAGCTCACGTATTTTTGCTTGAAACTCCTTAGCTCTTTTTAAATAACTGTGTTCTGCATCAAGTGTCATATCAGCAATAACACTACCTAATATGTTTAGTAATGGATCGTGTGCGTGGGTAATTTGACCAAAAACAGCATACAACATTTGTGTATCTCTTGTAGCAACAAGTACTGCATCTTTTAATTTATCCCTTACATCTTCGTCTAATCTATGTCTAACCATTAAACGGTCTATAATTCTATCAAGTACATCATTCTGTACATTCTTAGCGGCCCCGGTTACAGCTAAAACTTTTGTGCTTACTGCTTCAATGTCTGTTAAGATGTCTGCCAAATCTGTATCCTCTTTAGCTAAAGCTGATAGCCTAGATAAAATAGGTACAATTTGTTCTGTCAAACCTTTAAGTACTATACCTTCTTCATTTGATAAAGTTTCCCCTCTCTTTTTTGAAGTTTCGATAGCCGTTGAAACGTAGTCTGCTTGTCTTTTTGCCAAGGCTACAAGATCTAGTATTGAGCTTTTTGTAATAGCTTTTTCTAGAGTTTCATTCAACATTTGAATACCTGCACTAGATCCTCTACCTGCTTTTCTAAGACTTTTTTCTTGTTCTAATAAAGACTTTACTAATTTCTTAACAATAGCATTTTTGGTATCTATAACTACATTACCACTAGCTTGTTGCTGATACATTCTAAAAGTCTTAGTCTTAGCTTTATCTAAGTTCAAATACTTATTCACATCCTTTGTTAACAGCAAGTCCTCCACTTTCAATGTTAATGCCTCTAAGTCTGAATAGAATGTATCGTTTGCAACCACTGAGTCAAAAAACTTTCTTAATAATTCAAAAAGTCTTCCTACTATGCTTTTTTGGGTTTCTGTTTTACCCTCTGTATTAAATCTTTCTTGTATAGCTTTTGCTAATTCCTTACCTAATATCTCTCTTCTAACCAAGTTCTCTACTTGTTCAGCAGACATGCTTGGGTTTTCTCTTGTGTACAACTCTCTGTATGATTGAGAGAACTCTACATAAGAACTAGTTTTGTGTATATTTCTTAGTAAGTTTTCAATTTCTGCATCATCCCAAGTCTCTACAATAAAGTGTGAAGTCTCTTCTGTAAGAGAGTCTATAGAAATAAGACCGTCCTTAAAAGCTATAACTTGTTCAGCTACATCTAAAAGGGCTCTGGCCGATGGGTCTACACCGTTTCTTGTGTTATAGTTACTAACGTAGCTAGCGATAGAAGTTACTTTAACCCCCATACCGTTTAGTAAATCTAATAAGTTAAGTTTAAGAGCTTCTTCTGTAGCTGTCATAGTCTCTGAACTTACCCCAGAAGGTAGTGCCTCAGATACTGCATTGTTGATAATCAGCTCCAAAGCATCCTCTTTACTCATAGATTTTTCTAACTCTCTCAAAGACATAGTTCTCAACTCTTCAACAGGCATGTCTTTACCATTTACTTCTATGGTATTCTTCTTGTTGATAAGTTCAATTCTACCGTCTTTATAGATCTTAAAGTTTTTTCTATTTAGATTGGTTTTGGCTTCCTCTTTTATAATCTGCTCATTCGCTATTTGTAACGGTGCGTGGTTACCTGCTGCCTTGTGGTAAGTCAGCCCGTCTTCAATAATCTTTTCATCCGATAAAATATCGCTTTTTATCAAGTTGTTTATGAACCCTTCGTAAGTTGCTGGGTTTGTGTTAGATGACACAGACAATAAGGTTTTGAAACCTGCATCTGTATCTATACCTATTTCTATATTTCCTCCGGAAGAGTCAGCTAAAGCCTCTTTGAAAGACTCTAATTTGGCTCCTTTATCTGATAAGAAAGAGATAGGATTTTGCTCATTTATTTTTTCTGAATAAACATTCTTAAAAATAGACAAAGCTTCTTCTAAACCTCCAACATGTGGTAGTCTAGCTATCTGCTTGAATAGTCTACTTTCGTTACCTTCTAGGTCAAGAACGTTTTTTATACTACCATTCTCATTATATTTAATCGTACAGCTCATATTTTTTATTATTATAATGCAAAATTAAGGTTTTTATTTGTGATATCCAAATACATTAAAAAAGTTAAGGCTACTTTTCAGCAGCCTTTTCTTATTATTGACAGTTGAAATACTCATCGTCTATTTGTTTCAACTCTTGTTTAGTATAGTAGTTTTTAGCCACCTTAAACTCACTTGGTGAATTCTCTAGATACTGATACTTATTAAAATTGACATCCGATAAAGGTTTTTCTAAACCTATCAATTTAAAATTTGCATCCATAGATGGCAGTTTGTTGTAAAACTTAACGTTTCCTGCTTCGTATATCATTTCAAAAACCCCCTGTGGTGTTCTTACAAAAGTCTCAGTTTCATTCTTAGCAGCTAGTACACCGTCTTCTATGTATAAGTAATCTCCTGATAACTTTTTAGCAAGACTTGGGTTATTAGCAAAGAAGTCTCTTTGTTGTGATTGACTATCGTAGTCTTCAAAAACTAGTTCTTTTGACTCTATACCTAAATTAAGGTTTTTTGATAATGCATCATACTCTGAGAGATCTTTCAAGAACTCTTCTGGTACAGTTAAGATAGCCTCCTCTTTTGATAAAGG